ATTATGTCCATGATTTGACCTTCTGATGCCAAGCCCTTAGCAACTAAAATACCCCCTAAAAAAGTAAGTCCGTGTCTAACTAAACCCAAAATTTGTTCTTTTCGTACCATTGTTTAAAAATTAAAGTTTATTTTACTATAAATATTTTGAAAGTCGGAAAAACATACTTACATTTGTAATCACAATTAAAACGATAAAATATGTCTAAAGAAAAAAAGAGTTCTATTGATTCATTGTATGAACAAACTATGTTAATTGCAAAACAAGTGAAGGAACTGAAGAAAGAAGTTATGGGAGAACAAACCTATTCTTTTACTAAAGAACAACTTAAAGAATTTTCTGAGAGACTTTATGATAATTTTACAGAATATAATAATATTTATAGTATTTAAATACCTCGTATAAATATTATAAACATGAATGAAAAAGAAAGTCATGACATTTATGAAGGTTCGCGAATAACGAAAGTGGTTCATTCAAAAAGTGATAACACTTCTTCTACGTGCGTGTATGTATTTTGCGGGAGCCAGTATCCAGCTGCAAATGTGCCTAATGACGACGACACGTCATATTTTGAATTTATAAAGAAGACTGGGTTTTTTTCGGAGGCAGAGTTGTCAACCCTTCAATCACTCCCGTCAAAACGGACTCAAATTGTTTTAGTAAACGATAGAATCAACATGGATGATACAATTTATCAGATAAAACTTAAAATTTTAAAACACGTGTCCGAACATACTACTACCGACACATTATATCCACTTACAACCCGAACAATGTATGTATACTCAAAATTTACAAAGGACCTTACGGTACAGCGCGTCTTCAATGAAATGAGTCATGGAAATAAATTTGCTATTACTCAACCCATTATGATAAACTACCTTTCAAACGTTTACGGTGCCGAGTTAGTCGACATGGACCGTGTAGGCAGCAACCACATTTTCTCGTATAATGACATTAAGAAACTAGAAATACGCAGCGGTAGTGGTGGTAGTGAAAGTAAAAATTTGTATTTAAACGGGGAAACCACATGCACAGTATCGGTACCGCTGGGGTACTCTTACCACCCTAACATTAATAAAGCAAGTGCGTGGGCGTTTTCCGCCGACCCGTTTGTAATCTGTCCGTTTCTACCGATGTCTGAATCGGACACAACCTTTAAAAACGAGTCACAGCGAATGCTGATGGAGTACGGCTTGCCTCTGCACAACACACTCTATATGTGTTTGTATGATGACATTGAAACGTTAAAAATGAGAGTCGGAGGTGACAATGAACAAGTGAAAAAGCCCATAAAAAAGTTGTATTTTCCCTTTTTGAAAGAGTTTGAACTTGACAATCCAGAAGCTGCATCCAATCATCAAGCAATAAAAGATGCACTTTTACAGGAGTATTCAAAAGAAAAACAAGAGGTGACCGATTCGACCATAATGAAAAATGTAAATTTTTTTTATGACGTCTATGACCGTCGAGTAAAAACCATTTCAAACTTGGAAGGTGCGTCTCCCAGTTTCAACTACCTGTCAAGTGGAATTTCAAGCTTGAACGTTGTATTCACTCCTATTACTTTAGAACGGGCTTTACCCGTGGACGCGATTTTCAAAACATTGTGTAGCAGTGAAGCCGTTCCGTTTATTAAAATACGGTATTCGGGAAGGGCAGGGGACAGCGTTTTTAAATTGCATGCTCCAAATGTGAATAAATACGGAAACCGGGTACCGAAAATTACATTGGGCGATTTCAACCGTATTGATAGGTTGTGCAAGTCAAGGCAACGAATTGATTGCATTAGCTTGTACTTTCAAGAAGCCGCAACCGCCATTCACAAAAGCATCCGGTACGTTGTAATTGAGATTGACAGCGCGGCTAAAATTGACATTCAAGTTGAAACGTTTGAACGTGAAACGTGTTCGGTCCATGATATGAATCGTGTTATTGCATCCATGCTGAACCCCATTTTGACGCAAGTAAATATTTTATTCGAGCAAAGTGGAATCAACATTCTCAAATTTGAAACGGTGTATGACACGGACCACGTGAAAATTGTGAACATGCAGTACGATTTAAAGGTCAATCATTCAAAGCGTGTAGACTTGAACCCGCTGATACCCAAGTGCGGGAATGGTATTTTTTATTCGACTCCGGAATCAACCCATTCTAAATCTGACGTGTACGAGTTCAAACGAGTGGGAGAAACTAGACCCGATGGATTAAAAGTCAAGGTTGCGTTTCAAGGTGCACAACTTGACGACAGAAATGGACATCCGTACACGCAGATTCGTGTGTCGGGTATAACATGCATCCATTTGTTGAGCACGGTTCTTGTGTACCTTGATGCCGCCATGCGTATCTTTCATAATGACTTGACCAGTTTCCCGAAAGAACAAATTCAAGAAATGTGTTTTAGTGCACCTCCTCCACAGCAACAACAGCAACAACAAAGTCACAATGACACTGACAATGACACTGACAATGACACTGACAATGACACTGACAATGACAACGGCGGGTTGGATTTTGGTTCAGATGCAGAAAATGATGAATGGGATGGGGGGGCAAGTACAGCAAGTAGAGGCAGCGGTAAAAAAAGTCGAGTTGCAGCTGAGGATGCTCCAGCCGGTAAAAAAACGCTTCTTTCGTTGCTTAAAGACGCAGACAGTGGGTTGTTTGACGTTGCACCAAAAGAAGGAACTGCGCCTTATGCTACGTGTTGCACACTTCGGTCAGCCAATAACAAAACCAAAAATCAACCCATTGCATTGACGGACGCGGAAATGGATGAGTACGAACGAACTTCAGGAGTTCCCGTTAATCCGAAATGGAGTAAAGAAAGCAAAAGTTTTTGGAGATACAGCTACCATGGAGACGGGGATGATAAAAATGCAATTCCCACCGTTTACGCCATTCGGTTTGGAAGCACCAAGTCAAACATGCGTTGGTATATTTGCCCGCAGTTCTGGAACAAAACCACTGGTAAAGCGGTTACGGATAGAGAAGCGGAACAACTCAAGTCGGACCACAAGGGTACTCTACCAGCACATGTTGAGGAGTTTTCAGTTCCTGGTACCAAGTATACGCCCCTTTTTCCTGGATTAGTTACACAAGGAGACGGTCGTAAAATGCCGTGTTGTTTTAGCCAAACCTTAAACTCGCTTCGTGTAAGCGTGGATGTATTGAAAGAAATTAAAAAACAAACCAAGGAGGCAAAGGAAAAGCACCAAGGAGCGAAGTTTACCTTTCCAAAATATGGCATCGGTCTTATTCCCAAATGGCAAGAAGATATTCTCGAAACTGGAGTGATTCCGCCCCTGGATGAGTTGAATGAAAAAATACGGAAAGAAGAACGTGCTAACGAAGCCGTTGCGGAAGCACAGGGAGATGCCGAAACCCTAGCAAGGGACGCGTCAAACCGTGGAAAAGTGAAAGACAATTTTGGAGACAATATTTTAAAAGCAGACAGCAAACTGGGTCCCGCGCAAGTTGGGCACTTGCCAGTAGCGTTGCAGCGTTTTTTCAACACGACTGACAAGTGCGAACCTCGAAGCGGGTGTTTGCTTCGATATGGCATTGAAACAAACAATATTTCCCAGTCGTTTTTATCGGCAATTGCGTGTGTTTATAACTCGACGTCAACGCCGTCCGTTTCAAAAATGCGCACCCTTGTTGCAGATTCCATTTCACTGGACGCGTTTGTTTCATATAATAATGGAACCTTAGTGACCCAATTTGTCTCTGAGTCAGAGGAAATAGATATAAATGACGATACTCGTATAAATGAGTGGTTAATGGCTAATTCAAATTATGGTGAGTCAAGTGCAGTGTACGCCAAGTTGATGCAAGACCCGAACCCCGACTCAAAAGAAGCTGCCGATAAAAAAGCGTTGTTGTATCGTATTTGCATGGCGCTGTCAAAGTTTAAAGGTTTGCTACAGGGCACCGGAGGAGGCTTAGACCACACGCTTTTATGGGATGTGGTAACTTCGCCGAATCCAAGCTTGTTTAAAAACGGTATCAACCTTATGATTCTTGAAATTCCAAACAATGACGATACGCACAATGTCAATGTGTTGTGCCCTCCGAATCGACACGCCGAGCAAGTGTTTGACCATCGAAAGTCGGTCGCATTCCTTGTAAAACGCACGGTTGACGGGGTTCCCTTTTACGAGCCCCTCTGCCTATTTGGAAAACGGCCAACCGGAGCTGGAGATAAAACGGTCCAATTTTTGTTCAATCTGCACAGTAACATACAGCTCACTCCGTATCCAGCCATGTTTGAAAATGTGAAACGGGTCATAACCTACATTCGAAACCTGCAAACGGTGCACTGCCCGTCAGTTATTTCCAGTTTAAATTTTGTTTCACACACCGCATCCTCCGGTGTTTCATTTAAACGCGACATTGGACACAAATTCAAACGGAACCTTCATGCCAAGCGTATAGAGCACCTGCTGCTTCAAAACGGGTTCGAAGTTCATTCGCAAGTTTTAAATTATGACAACCGCGTGATTGGGTTAGTGGCATCTTACAACAAAGCCAACAAACCTCCCGGGTATGTTCCAACCGAGTCATCTGAACTTATTTTAAATGAAGCAACCACGCCAAAATATGACATTCATTACACCGATGATACCGCAATTCCGTGGATGCCGTATGACATGACTGTGTCATTTTTGAAATTTGTAAGTCGCATGACTGGCGTACCGTGCACCCCGGTTGCCAACGTCACTGACGATTCGGATGATTCAAATAAAGCGCTCATTATTGGGGTGTTAACCGAAACCAATCAGTTTGTGCGGACGGCGGGTCCGGAGCCACCTGCGCGGTCTCCAAACGGAGAACTTTTATCCGACGCACCCACGGCGCTTGCAAATGCGATTGGGGTAAAAGACCATTTTACGGTAGACAAAGCCGTACTTTTGGACCGGGGATACGTTACTTCTGGACGTGCGGACTTTATACGAAGGATTGAACTGGAAACCAATTTTTATAACGCGTTTCGAATTACGGCGCGCCACTTGTTGACGAACGCAATGAACCCCAAACCAAGTGTCACTGGTGGTGAGTCAGTAGGTAAACAAATTTACGATATTGCATTTGCTACGCGTGAATATGATGACAAGTTGAAAACAATGAAAGCGCTTTTGAAGGAGCTTATGCAGAACAGCGTGTCATTTGACGACTACGACACAAGTGCGCTTTCCAAAATTGAAGCGTGTTTCACACCCGGGTCGTGCGACGGCGTGAATGCGCGCGCGTACTGTGCGCGAGATGACGAAGTTAGTACCCCGTCTGGAACCAACTGCAAGTTACGCATTCCGGCGCATCGACTTATGAACTCGACGACACAATCCCCTTCCAAAATGGAGCCGCTCTTTTATTCACGGCTGGCCGACGAGCTGATTCGTTACGCTCGAATGCGAGACTTCATGTTTACCGAACGCCCGAATGATTATTACTTGACCTCACGTATTCCTAAAGTGGTTTGTGAGAATGAGCTCATTTTAACGCAGTCCATGATTGACGGGACGGAAGCTGCAGGAAATGACGGGTTCTTTAAGAACGAAGCGAACCAACCGGATGCGGATAAAGCGAAAAATCTGGGGCTGGGGATTAGCGTGAACACGTCTGCGTTTAACCTGAAACGAAAAAAAGTTACGAAACGTGAAAAATACACGCAAGCGAGTGAAGAACAGTTCAGCACCGGACTACAACAACGTAAAGAAGTGGTTAAGGCTGCGCTACCTTCGTCCGTGGATGAGTGCATGGTTAAAAACAGCGGACCGTACACTATGACCGTGTTTCAAGGCATCTTTCCAGGGGACGCGCAAGATGAACGCATTGTGAAAAATGGTGACATCACTTTTGCTCTTTTTGTAAATATGCTTCACCTCCAAAAAAAACTGGGCGCGCAAGAAAATGTCGGTGCCGTGAAAAAAAAATTGGTGGAAGCGTATAACGATGTATTAAAAATGAATTTGACAACCTCCAAAATATGCAATTTATGGACAAAATGCGGTAGTCAAATGAGTCGCTTGGCTAGAGAAATTTTGGACGGGAAGTTAACCATTGAAACCGCAATACAAAGTCCGGTTTATACGATGACGCCATTTGATATATGGCTATTATCCATGGCGTATGAAGTTCAGGTTATACTGTTTTCCGGTTCCAATGTGGACACGAACATGAGTAAACGTTTTTATTGCAACGGATGTAATAGTCGCGTTTTGTACGCCGACTCGGATTCGGACCCGACCATGAGCCCGAATGCATCAGAGTATTTTGTTCTAGTTGCCCAACACGCTATAAACCAGTTTCCGGTGTATGGAATTGTTCAGTATGCTGATGCGGTGGGACGTACGTTTTCAATTCACGCGAAAGACATAAACTTTGACGTTTCATCGGTTTATCGTACAAACGAGCTTATTGCAGATTTCATTGAAAACATAAGTGTAGCGCCAGCGGCAGCGGCAGCACCAGCAGCAACAGAAGCAACAGCAGCAACAGCAGAACCGAAAATGCAAAAACAAATCAGTTTAACGGACTCGTTACCGCTGATTCAAATGAAACAAAAAGGACAACTTTCTGCAGTTGCTGAAGCACCAGAATCGGATTCGGAGCCGGATTCGGAGCCGGATTCGGAGCCGGATTCGGAGCCGGAAGAAGAAGAAGAAGTTCATAATCCAAAAATAAAAGCGCTACTTGAAAAAAGCCGCGCCAATTTAGATAGCGCACTTACTCGTTTATCCAACAGTTCAGCAGCTACATCCGATGTTCGACAAAAGTCATATTCTGACAAAGAAAAAGTGGACAATATGAAATTGTAAAATACGCGTTAGTTGTATAAATAAAATAAATATATAAATGTATAATATTTTTTTTATTTATTCAAATTAAGTATGACATTGCCAAAATCCAAACACCGGACATCACGTCGAGTTGGCCGTGGAGGAACCCGACGCGGTCCAGGTTACAGAAGACACGGTCTAACACGACGTCTAACACGGGGTCAAAACCGTAATCAAAGAAGCTCTCCTAACTCCGCTAACTCCGCGAATGATAACTCTGATAGTGAACATTCAAACGCAACCACTCCCGACATTCCGTATATTACGCACAGACTATAAACATAAACCTATATAACCTATATAACCTATAACCTATGTTATAATCCGCGGGACAACATTCATGGTTTGCAGCTCCTGAAACAGCAGTTTGCACGCATACGGAATTTGTACCAGCGCAAAATCGGTTCGGTTTTCGCAAGTCCGGCACACGTGCACTCCTGCAGCATCGTTGAACACTGCAATCATGCCGCATTCGCGGCACACATGCACCTCGTATTTGTCAGAACAGTCATACAGTCGTCCACGCGTGAACCGCGATGCGCCGTGCGCCACTGTGCAATCTCGCTCCATTTCGCCAAAACGAAACCCGCCATCACGCGACCGTCCTTCCGCCGGCTGACGCGTCAAGTTTACCATGGGACCAATTGACCGGCTGTGCTGTTTGTCGGCAACCATGTGTTTGAGACGCTGGTAAAACACTGGCCCCATGAAAATGTCGCTGTCCAGCTGTTCTCCAGTGAGTCCATTATACATGACTTCATTCCCATGCTTTTCAAATCCTAACCGCAGAAGCCGTTCGCTGATGTCGTTGATTTCAAAGTCGCCAAACGCGGTACCGTCTCCAAACAGACCCAGCTGGACCAGAACTTTGCCCAACAGTGTTTCTTTCAGCTGGCCAATCGTCATACGCGATGGAATAGCATGTGGATTGATAATGATGTCCGGACGGATGCCGTCCTTGGTATACGGCATGTCGCACTCGGGTATAATGTTGCCACACGTGCCTTTTTGTCCGTGGCGAGATGAGAACTTGTCGCCAATCACCGGTTTGCGTAACGCGCGCGTGCGCACTTTTGCAAAGCAGTACCCTTCTCCGTTTCTATCCATGTACGTTTTATCCACGTACGTCTCTTCATTGGTTCGATAAATCCGGCTGGCATCTTCAAATTTAATCACTTTTGTAGGGTCGTTCCGATTTTCCTTGATAGGTACCACCTTGGAAATCAAAATGTCGCGGTTTTCAACCAGCGTGTTTTCGGGAATGATGCCACGCGCATTCACTTTTTCGTAGTTTCCAAATTTCATACCTTTGGTTCGTTTGGGGTCCGGTCGGCAACGAATCTCCTCGTCCCCGTTGATTTTCTTGTCCTCGTCTTTTTCCGTGTGATAAATGGTGGCCATAAACATACCGCGGTCAATGGAGCCCTTGTTCACCAGCACGCTGTCCTCCTGGTTGTAGCCGGTGTACGTCATAATCGCGACAATAATCGTGCCGCCCGACGGAATTTCGTCCAGCTTTATCATGCCCATCACACGGGTGTCTACCAGCGGTCGCGACGGGTACGACAGCACGTACGCGGTTTTGTCGAGACGGGCGTGGTAGTTTGTAACATACACGCCCATGGCTTGTTTTCCCATGGCGCATTGGTACGTGTTTCTTGGAGCTTGGTTGTGGTCAGGAAACGGGATGCACGACGCTAACACGCCCAATATCGTGCTGGGATGAATTTCACAGTGCGTGTACTTGAGCAAGTGGTTGTTCATGTTTTCCTTCAAGTGCGCATGGTTCATGGCAACCATGCTGAAATTTTGTTCATCCGGGTCAATGTACTCGATAATTGACTGTTCCATCCGCAGGTTGGTCATAAAATCGTCCCACCGAAGCGCACCCGATTTGATACCGTCAATCACATTTCGAGTAATGTATGGCGCATTGTTTTTTACACGCAAAACTGGCCGGGTCAATCGTCCGCCGTCATTGCAAATTCGGATTTCTTGTTGTCGGTAATCGAAAACGACAGAGCAGTACACGCTTATAAGTCCCGACAGTTTCTTGGCTTTGAAATCATGAAACATGCGCACTGGGTCGTCTGTTACGCCAACCCAAGCCCCGTTGATAAACACTTTCACGCGCCCAAACACGTCGCTCGGCTTCGCGCATGCATCCAGCGACTGCATGTACGGTTCTGCCTGTGCATACAGCGTTTCTGAATTTGTGGAAATTGTTATGTGCGTCATGTAACTGATGTTTTTAACAATCCCGACGCTACCGCCTTCCGGTGTTTCAGCCGGACAAAAGTAGCCCCACGTTGACGGGTGCAGTTTTCGAGGTGCGACGAGTTTTCCGCTCTTATCCACTGGCGTACTGACTCGACGCAAGTGACTCAAACTGGAAACGTACGTCAGGCGGTTCAACACTTGTGCGACGCCGACCTTGGTACTGGGGGTCATGCTTTTAATCCCGAAGTCGCCAGTGGAAAGCGCGCGTTTGAGCCCGTTTTCAATGGTCGTGGACTTGACAATTTTGGGAATGTTGGTTCGTGTGATGATTTGCATGTGATTTTCGGTGGAACGCCATGACCCCGTATTAATTTCGCGAATGACCTGCTTTGTCAAGTCCTTTACCACTTTGTGAAAGTAGTTTCGAAACAGGTTGTTCAATAAAACCCCGGTCGTGTCGATGCGCTTGTTCAAGTACGAGTCGCGGTCGTCTTGTGAAAGTTGACCCAAGCTCACTTTCAATAGTTTCAAAACTGCATACGCCAGAAAATACACCTTTTGTTTTTCGGTTCGGCAGTGTGGAAACATGTCACTTGATAAAATGTCCGATATGAATTCCATACGACGTTTTGTGGATGTGGATGAATACGTCGTAGTCGACGCGGCTTCAGAGGCAACTGCACTTTGTTCACTTGTAGTACCCGTATCCGCATTTGAACTTCCCGCAATCATACGCAACGCGTCTTCTCGGGTCAGAACCGTGTTTGCATCAATAATCGATGCGGTTAACGCGTTTAAAAGCTCTTTCGCATTCTCGGTTTCGGCATCAGCGTTAGTGTTGGTATTTACATTTACATTATCGAAATCGCACGGGTGCATCAGTATGAGTTCGCAAATGGCTTTGTCCGAAAGTACACCCAGCGCTCGAAATAGCACAAACAGCGGAATTGGCGTTTTGATTCGAGGTACTTGCACATAAATGGGATGTCCAGACCCATTTGTTTTGGCGGCAATCACGATATTCACCTGTTTTGGGGAAATTTGTTTATGGTCAGGTACCGATTTGGTTTCGGCAATCCAGTTCCATTTAGTGTTTCCTTTTGAAATATTGAAACAATATACCTTGTTTTCAGCCGCGCGTTCTTGACCCAGTACCGTTTTTTCGCTGCCGTTTATAATGAAGTAGCCTCCCGCATCGTGCGAGCACTCGCCCGTAACGCTGGTGTTCAAGTGCGGGTACTGCGATAGCACACAAATGCTGGATTTCAGCATAATTGGAAGCTTTCCTAAATGGATACCTGGAAATGAGGTGTGCATGGTGTGCAAATTGTTCAGATTTTCACCGGTACGAATAATGTACTGTACGCGCATGTCCACTGTCATGGTGGAAGCGTACGTAAAGTTTCGGAGCCGCGCCTTTTGTGGAAACATGATTTGAGTCGAGCCGTTGTTTTCGTGAATTTGAGGACGGTGCACGCTGAAATTTCCAAACGAAACTTGCACCGTGAGTGCATGTTTTTTAGAAGCGCGGTCATAGTCCTGGTCGGATGAAATGGAAATGGGGTTGAACATTTCGATAGTTGCTGGAACGTACTCGGTCACAAACTTGTTGTACGACTCCAGCTGGTGCCGTACGAGCCGTTCCAAATGCTTGTCTTGAAAGTAGGATGAAATAATGCTCCATGGGGTTTCAACATACCTGTCCGCTTGAAGTGATTCTTGTCTATCATTATCATTCGAATTTTTATATATGGTATCGGTCATGTGTCTCTGTTCTTTTTCCATGGAGCGTTACTTCAATCTACAAGGTAGTTACCATACATCCATCAATTTGTTTTTATATTTATTTGTTATTTAAATTATAACATTCATCATTCACCTTGTATCCATCCAATGAATTTCACACTTTCTTTTAACGTTAAACAATTCACAATCGTTATGGCATTTTATGCCGTAATCAGCTACATTTTATTCCCGCTGTTTTCTTATTTCATGTTTGGACAGACTCTGGAAGCTGCTGGAAACGGTTTTATTTTCGGAACCCTTTTGTCCATTGTTCTTTGGAAGTCGTACGGTTTTCAAATGGTAAATGGAAATGGAGTAAAGGGATAGTCAGGTAGGTATGGGTGATTACGTTTTTGACATGTGGCAATTTTTACACACGTACACACACACAATTTTGTGTTTATTGTGTTTATTGTAATTATGTAATTATATACATATTATATACAATAAACACATAAATCTTATTCATTTCATATTTTATTCAAACCAAAATGAAAACCATACGAATTGATGGAACGTTGTACGATATAAGCAACTTTAAACATCCGGGTGGGTCGGTTATTGAATACGCGGGACAGGGCGATGCAGAGGATGATGATGCCGGAGACGCATTTAGAGAGTTTCACGCGCGTTCAACCAAAGCCAAGGCGGTACTTGCGTCGTTACCCAAAGTGAACGCTACCGCCGCTTCAGAACCAGCGCATGCGCCATCGATGTCGAGCGATTTTCGCGACATGCGCAAGCAGCTTGAAATCATGGGATGCTTTGAACCTGACTATATCCACGTGTACTTTCGGCTTTTAGAATTAGCATTTTTTTTTGGGCTGGGAGTGTTTTTGGTCCCGTACAACATTTACGCGTCGATGCTCGCATTTATCGCGTTCAAGACGCGATGCGGCTGGGTTCAACACGAAGGCGGACATCTTAGTTTGACGGGAGTAAAATCAATTGACAGGGGGATTCAGGTCGTAACCATGGGGTTTGGTGGTGGAGCCAGTAGTACGCTGTGGAACTCCATGCATCACAAACACCACGCGGCACCTCAACGAGTTAATTACGACATCGATTTAGATACTACACCCTTTGTAGCATTTTTTAAAGGCGCATTTGAAAATAGTACTCGCATTACCATTTCATCTTCTTGGTTGAGTGAAAAAATCGCTCGTGTTTGGATGCGGTTGCAAGCCTGGTTTTTTTTACCCATAACAAACGGCGTTCTAGTTCATTTTTTCTGGACATACTACTTGCACCCGCAACGCGCACTTCGTGCGGCAAAAAAAGAAAAAAACGGGCTTGCTATATTAGAACTGGTTGCAATTGCCGCATCTCATGTGGTCATTCCTTCTATTTTTTACACGCGAGCTACTGATGACGCGAACCTCGGCATATTGTACTGTTACTTTTTACTCATGGTGTGCAACGCGTTCAATTTCATGTACTTGTTCGGGCACTTTTCGCTGTCCCACACGTTCACTGATGTGGTTCCGGAAAATAAGTCGCTGAAATGGTTTGAATACGCCATTCAACACAGCGTCAACATTAGCACGCAGTCGCCGCTGGTGACGTGGGTGATGGGTTACCTGAATTTTCAAATTGAGCATCATTTGTTCCCGTCCATGCCCCAGTACAAGAATGCAATTGCCGCGCCTTATGTGAAAGAGTTTTGCAAACGGTGGCCTCAAGTTCAGTATACCGAAGTCGATTATTGGACCGCATGGAAAGAAATGTTCAAAAACTTGAATGACGCGGGTACGCACTACTACCGCAATGGTTTCAAATCTGACGACTTCCAGCAGTCTGCAGATGCAGTTCCAGAAGTGGTTGAATCGACCGAGTCAACCGAACCAATTGAAACACCTGAACCGACAAATGTAAAATCTGACTCGGAAGATGAATACGAGTCAGAGTTTGATAAGCTGAAACTGGACTAAAGTCTGAATAAATAAATTAAAACATGGAGTGACCGATGACTTCATTGGCCGCCATGGGCTCAAACCCGTTCATTGCTCCGCCATACGGTGAAGCACCGGCACCCGGGGCAGGTGGCTGTTGTTGTGCCGGAGGTCGAAACTCGTTCTGCATGCTCTTGTTGCTTGTAAGTTGCGCGGGAGGAGGCGCGTGACCGCCCGTAACCATCATTCCACCACTGCTTTGGGCGTACATGTTTGAAAGCGGTTGCGTAACACGCACTTGTTGCGATTTTTGAGCGTACCCTTCACGGGCCGAGCCTTCTCCCGACCAAAGGTCTTCCACTCTGTCCACCAGTATTTGCACTTTTTCACCCAGTTTGGTCTTAATTGATAAAACAACCATTAAAATACCCAGCGCAATGGTGACCATATTCAGTTCGCCGTACTTGTATCCACTGTACGTGGGAATGTACGTTATCATGCGATGAATGAAATAGATGGACACAAACATGAACAAGAGCTGGCCCACAATTTCGGCTAAAATCATCAAGCTGCCTTTCTGGTCGTCGGGGTCAGGCGAGTAGTTTCGAATGATGGAGAGAACAATTGCAATTGGAACCAGCGCTAAAACAAGGTACTGCGTTATGTTCAGTAGCACGCCTTGTTGCGCGTCATCCATTTTAAACACATAGTCAATAAAGCCCGACCTGCGAACTCCGTCGCGTACCGATTCTTCTAAAGATTCCATGAATTGGTTATGTTTATGTTTATGTTATAAAATTATTTAATGTATTTATTAATGTGAGGAAAGATAAAATTAAATAAATAAAAAAATAAAACCAGCTAAAATCTAAAATGATTAAAAGTGAAATGACGACGACTGTTAAACCGTTGTAAAGAGTCGGTTCATATTTGTAACCTCCAATTTTTGATTCACAGGAACGGCGGAGAATAGTTTTTTAATTAATCCGTCATCCCTGAACCGAACCGTGTAGTCTTGTTGCAGCGCGTTTCGACCGACGCGTCCTAATGCTTGCACCGTTTTTTCTTGCGTCATTTCGCTTAAATCTTTTCCAATGTACCCATGACAAAACTGATAATTCGTTCCGTATATATAGTCGGATGATGCGATAATCAAGTACAGTTTCTGGTTTTGAGCCAGGGTTTTAATAAGGTCGTTGTATCGCGTCCCACTGTCGCTTATGCTTACGCCGTTTACGCCGGTAACTTCATGCGGATTTGTAATTACACCGATGCCCATAAGTAGCAGCAACTTCCAACTGTTTTCAATTGGCAACAACATGATTTGCTCCACCGTATCAGGGTCCACGTCCGATGAAAATCGGGTACTCGCGCGGTCGCTTTTACTGCGTTTATCGCGCTTTCTCCAGTACTCGTAATGCTCTTCCGTGTTCGGAATAAAAATCTCGTTCAACGTAACCATTTTCACTTGTTCGCGAAGCTCGCTTATTTTACCCTGCAGTGAAA